ATTTTATGGTATAATAGAAGGTAGGATAAAGTTGAATCGACGTAAGGGAGGGTAAATGGGACACTATTGTAAGGCACACATGAATGATGCAATGTATTGCTACATATGCAGTGACATCTATACTAATAAGTTTGTAGAAGACCTAGAGCGGGTGGCGAGGATGGCTCAGGTGGTGGTAGAGCGGGATAAGGAACAATATGATAGATTGATAGTTGTGTTAGCCCTCGAAGAAGCCCTGAAAGAAATACCAACATGGGTGTTTGAGGAAGATGAAGAATGATAGTACAGATGAAACTCAGCAGGGAGGAGGCGAAGAAGCTGTGGCATATAACGCAGGCGGCATCTCAGCATCTGAAGAAGGAATATAATGTGGCTACTCTCTGCTTGAATATTGTACGGTCCTATTTGAAGGAACACTACATAGAGGTGAGAGATGACTGATTATGATTGGACTAATCAAGATTATACTGGAGGAATGTATCCGGGGTGGGAGCCGAGCCCTAGCTATATTCCTAACCCTACCTATCCGACATGGGAGCCTACTTATCCACAATACATCACTACTTATATAACTGACTCGGACGTATTGGAGAAGTTGGATAAGATAATTGAATTATTGGAGAAATTCCAAGATGGCAATAGTTAATACAGCAAGGCTTAGTGATGCGTTATATATGAGTGCCAGCGATGGTTGTAGACCAATGTTTAATATGGAGCTATCTTCAGGGGTTCCAATGGTAATGACTTCCACCAACTGGACTCCATCTGATAACTATATACCAAAGCCTATCAAGAGAGAGTGCGAGTGGTGTGACTCTATGTTTCATGGTTCTGAGTTCTATCCGGGGAATTGTATATGTTGTGGAGGGCCTAGAGGATGCTAGTAGTAAAAGAGTTCAATAAGAGGTTCTACGTTGTGAACATCAAGACGGGGAAGCGTAAGCCGAGGGACGGGTTCGAGAGCATGAAAGAGGCTCTTGAGTATATTGCAGAGCAGAAGGAGGAAGTATGACGTATAAACCGCTATTGTCAAAAGAAGGGATTGAATTTATGGATAGCCTCTTGACCCCGGCTTCTTGGGTCATAGAACATGGTTCAGGCTATTCTACCATCTGGCTGGCTAAGAGGGTCGATTATCTCGTAAGTTATGAATCCGACCCCAAATGGTATACAAAGATAGGTTCTATTCTTTACAAAGAGAATCTATTGGACCACACTGTTCTAATCCATGCTACTGATATAGCAGAGAGGGGAGCCCTATTACCAAAGAATGCCCCTCGTGGTGCAGTATATGACCTATTGTTCATAGACGGACGTGGGCGCATGAGAATGTGGAAGGACCACAAAAGAAGTGTAAAGCCGGGAGGATGGGTCTGCCTTGATGATGCAGACCGCCCTTACTATGCTGATTTCTCAATTGACACAAAAGATTGGGAAAAAGAGACATTCGAGGGCTTGCCGAGACAGTACTATAGAATGGGCTACAAAGTGCTTGCGCCTAAAGATATCCACCCCATTACAGTATTTGCGAGGAAACCAGATGCCTAAATTGCCCCACCATTCAACATTCAAGGATAAACACAAAGGCGAGACCGGAGTGATAGTAGTAGCCGGTCCAAGCCTGAATAACGTACCATTAGAGGCATTAGAGGATTATACCACTTTTGGGCCAAATCTCATTTATAAGGTCTTTGTGCCCAATTACTATGCCAATATAGGGGCAACCCACTTTAATGAGCAATCTCTGAACGATGAGATAGTAGATATGCTCGACAACCCCAAAGTGCTGGCGGGGTTCATCAACCGTCTTGGGATACATGAGATACCACATACCAAGGCATACTCGATTATAAGCCCCGGAGCGTATGGGGCCGACTTTGAAGAGATATTCGGCTTTTCCTTCTCCCCACTCATAACGGTAGGGGTGAGGGTGTCCATAGTGTATGTTATCCTACAGATAGCCTATTTCATGGGATTTCAGAAAATGTGCCTTGTGGGGCTTGACCATGACTACTCTATGAAGAAACAACACTGCTACCCGGAAGATGTGCGCCAGTTAGTAGAGCCGGGGGAGCAGTATGGATTCTCCACTGTAGAGTGGTTGAGACAAGCTGACTTGATATTTGACTTCACTAGGCAGATATATGAGCAAGATGGGCGTGAAATAGTGAATTGGACACCAGAGAGTAAATGTGAAGTATTTAAGAAGGAGACCCCTCCGTGGCTAATATAGTGAAGGACGGGGCACGTATTCTCGGTACAGAGCATTTTGACCAAGAAAAGCATGGGTGGCCTGTTGAGAAGTACATAGGATGGGGAACCCTGCTCGATTGTAGGGGAGACCTCAGTATTCACAAGACAGTAAGGGTTGGATATGAAGTAGCAATCATTACAGCCTCTCATCTCTATGATAAGGAAGGGATGGGCCGTAGGTTCTTGCGGAAGGTACAAATAGACGAACACGCTTGGGTAGGAACCAGAGCCTTGCTTTATAACTGTTGGGTACAGGAGCATGCAATAGTGGGAGCGGGTTCGGTTGTGAAGAATGTGGTAGTTCCGGCATGGTCTATCGTAGAAGGAAGCCCCGCTGTTATAATTGGTCGATTTGACGCAGGGAGCAGTCGTTATGTAAAGTTCCTGAATGGATATACAGAAGAAATGGAGAAATTCTAATGGCAAGGCTTGGAAAGTCCCCCCAGAGAGAATTATTGAATACACGCCCACCAAGGCGCATAACCCTCTGTATGATAACGCATATCCCTCATTTGGCTGGATACTATAAAGACCGCATGAATATCACAGAGCTCAGCTTGAACAGCATGATAACCAATGCAGGAGAGGATAGGATTTTTGATGTAGTAGTGTTGGACCAGAGCTCTTGCAATGAATGGAAACAGAAGCTAGGTTCATGGCTAGATTCCGGATGGATAACTAACGTACATTTTATGGGCTATAACATGGGCAAACTGGAAGGACTGAGGTTTTTGTTTAATTCTGTCCAAAGTGAGTTTATAGGGGTCACAGATGATGATGTACTGTTCTATCCTGATTGGTTAGTCCATCAAATGGAAGTACTAGAAATTCCGGCCTGCGAACTTGTAACAGGTTCTCCCGTTCTCACAAAATTCAAATTCTATCCGATAGGACAGGAAGCTATGAAAGCCAGCCCATCCTTTGATGTTAGTATTGGCAAGATAGGGAAAGAGTACCCTATGAGGTGGTTAGAGGATGATGGGATGTGTAGAGGCATCTCTCCTAAGCAGTATTTGAAGATAGTAGAGAAGGAAGAAGTAAAGCCTATCATAGTGAATTTTGATGGAACATGGGCGTGGGCAGTGGGCCATCACATGCAGTTTCTTGCAAATAGGAAGGAAGCGTTGAAACATCTTCCAGAACCTACCAATAAGCTCATGGGTATGATGAGAGAATGGGATGTGGCTATGGATGATGCCGGTATCCTCCAACTCTGTACCTTTGATAGAACCTGCCGACATATGGGCAATGTAATGGACCAGCAGATAGTGAATGATTCAATCGAAATGGAGCTTGTACTATGAGTGAACTATTAATCAAATGGAAGGCAATAGAACTCTGTCCTGTGTGCGGGGACAATAAAAAGCATTTTTTCCTTCAGTCACAGCTAGGAGAAATGTTTATTAATTTTTGGATTTGTAGGTGTGGGATAGTCTATGCAGACCGCCATCCTGTAGATGAAGAAGAAGTAGACAAATATTACAACGAATTCTATACCCCCCTTACGGAAGGCCATTGGGGAGTAGACGGACTGAAGAAGAGGGAAGCCGAGCGGGCGGCTAGGCTTATAACAAAAAACTTGCTATTCCCTGAAGTTCTTAGGCATTTGGATATAGGATGTTGCTATGGGGGATTGCTAGATGCAGTTTCTGAGAAGTACGGGTGTGTCTCTGAAGGATGCGACATAAGAGACTTTGCCGATGGATATAAAGTCCATAAGAGCTTGGATGAGATAGAGGAGACATATGACCTTGTAACTTGCATTCACACCCTTGAGCATGTTACCGACCCTGTTGGATATCTAAAGGCTATCAGGAAGGTATGCTCCGGAACATTGTTTATGGAGGTTCCAAGCTTTAGCACCTCCAAGGGAGTTCTAAGTCCTCACCACTTGTTTGGGTTTACTACCCACACCTTGCATGATATTGTAGAGAATGCAGGGTTTAGAGTGATAGAGGTCGGTCAGGCGGTGCATGGGCCAGATGATGAACACAATAAGGTAGAGTTGCAGGTATTGGCGGAGGTAGGAGATGAGTAAGTACACGAAGAAGCTCAGAGAGAGCTTCGGGGATGATAAGGACGTGGCCTTGGAGCTTATGCTATTCTGGATTGGTAGTATGCTCACCCTTGTGGTTGCATTGATGATTTTGGGGATATTCAGTGGCTAAGCGAGGGAGGCCCCCCGCTACCACCAAGCTTGCCCCTCCGGGGATGAAATGGTGCAATTACCGGAAGCACTTTGCCGAACTCATCCAGTTCAAGGGCAAGGACGGCTACTGTCGAGAGTGTCGTAAATTGTACACCCGTAGATATAGAAAGGTCAATGAACATAAGGATATGCAGGCTGACATCTATGGTATTGATGTAGATGTATACTGCAATAAATGTGGAGAGCAATTTGGAATTTATGTTGGTAAAGAACAAGAGACCGGTACGTGGACTTGTCCTCATTGCAATGCAGAGTGGACAGGCACAATCAAAGCGAGGTTGAAATCAGATGAATGAAGTAAGGCTTACTTTGAAATCGTTTATGTCGTTATGTAAACTCCTTATAGATACTCAAGCCGAGAAGGAGCGGCTACGTAAGATTGTAGTGATGCAGAACCGCGCCCTTGAGAAGCTGACTAGCAGACATCAGATGAATAAGGTGTGGATTGAGGGATATAACAAGTTTAAAAAGCAAAAGTTAGCTTCCGATGCTGATTTGGATATGCGGGATAAGCATGAAAGCGCATTCTGGCCTCCCTTGGGCATGATTCCATAATACCCGGATTTTCGGGCGATTATACCCAAAACCCCTTGACATAGTTATGTAAAGTATGATATAATGTAACTGTAGCTAGAAATACGTCTACAGGAGGTTTTGCATGTTTCCTAATAGTCCTATTCCCCGTAAAGAAGAAAATCCTTCAATACCTCAATGGTTGACGGATATGATAGAGTATCTCCAAGACCCAAACAAATCTATAATGGGAGCCCCCATTACTCCGGAAGGAATTAGAAATAGGCAGAACTCTCAGTTTGCTGGTAATGAAACTACCCCGCTCTCTAATCCCACAGCTAGTCCATTCCCTCCCTTTGAGCAAAAAACTACGGAGAAGTATGGCCCCTCTGGATATAGAAATCAGATTCCCACTGCCACCCCGCCCGGCGGTGGATTTTTGTCTGGTGTCCCCCAACCTCCAACTAGCAACCCAAACCCAGAATTAAGTCAGGCTTTCCCTCAACGCGGGAATATTCCCCAAGTTGGTGGATTTGTGAATCCTACTAGGTCACAGAGCCCAGAGCTTAGAATACCAGAACTCAGCAGGTTTTTGAATCAAACGAGGCCCCAACGGCCTCCCATGCGAAATTTACCCGAAGGATTCTAATTATCAAGTCCTTTTGTGATTGGCTAGAAGAAGATAAATTTTATATCAAAGATGACTGGGATGTGGAGAAGGGATGGGTGTACGAAGGAACCCTTACCTTAGAACAACATCAAGAGGACATCTTCAGGCATTGCCTTACCCCGGACGAGAATGACATCTTTCCTTATACTACAATCATATATTCTTGTCCTAAGAAGTCCGGCAAGACAACCATCGCCGCGGCGATAGGAGCCTATGCAGGAGAGCAAGGGCCGCAAGGAAATGAAGCTTACTCCCTCGCAAATGCCTTTGAACATTCAATTGCCCGCGCCTATACGGATATAGCGTATCACGCCCGTCATCGTGGGATAGCAACGCAGAGAGCACAAGTAATATGGCCCAGTGGTGCATTTACTAGGGCCATTGCAAGTGAAGCCAAGACGGTAGCGGGTGGACGGCAGTTTCTCACTATCTGGGATGAGTTATGGGGATACACCTCAGAAGGTAGCAGACGGCTATGGGCAGAGATGACACCTCCGCCTACAGTCAAGAGCCCCTTACGAGTTATTGTAACATACGCTGGATATGAGGGTGAATCGGAGCTATTATGGGATTTGTACGAATTGGGGTTTGTAAATGGAACTCCTGTACCAGAACTGGCCCATTTGGTGGATGCAGACGGTGAGCCTGTGTGTCGTTCATCTGGCCGTACTTTTGTTTATTGGGATACTGAACCGCGTATGCCGTGGCAAACGGACGAATATTACCAAGAACAAATGACTACCCTGCGCCCGATGGATTTCCTTCGGTTGCATCGTAATCAGTGGGTAACATCGGAAGAAGAGTTCATTCCTATCAAGTATTGGGATGAGGCGGCAATATTAGATGGTCCGGTTATTTATCAGCCGGATAGCAAGTACAGGCAGTATCCAATCTCTATTGGAGTGGATGCAGGAACTAAGAGCGACTGTACCGCTATTGTGGGATGCTATTACGACCCAGAGCGAGTAAAAGTCGGCATAGCCTTCCATAGGATATGGGTTCCAAGTAAGACAGAAAGATTCGACCTGACTGTAGTAGAAGACTACATAAAAGACGTGTCGAAGCTGTGTCAGGTAAATGCAATAGTTTACGACCCTACCCAGCTACATCAGGCTATGACCAACCTAGAGAAGCAGGGATTCCGAGTAGTGGAGTTCCCACAGACAGCAACCAACATGACAGGGGCAACTCACCATCTGTACGATATTATGAAGGGTGGGATGTTCGAGACCTACAAGGATGATGATTTAAGGGCTCACATCCAGTTTGCTAAGGCCGAGATAAAAGGCCGGGGGATGAAGCTCACCAAGACCACCAAACGTAGCAAGCATAAGATTGATGCGGCGACGGCTCTTGCGATGGCCGCATATGATGCAGTAAAGAGAGGTGGGGTGGACACATCTGAGACCATAAAGATTACATCCCCCTTTGGAGACATGACTGCGGTGAAGAAGAAGGTCTATCGAGAAGAAGACCTACCAGCCGCCTTGAGGAACTAATATGGCACTTAGAGATATCACGACTGATATGGCCCTGCTTGAAATCTTAGAGGATTATAGCGAAGCTAAGAAATCCTGCGAGGGATGGCATAAGAATATTGAGAAGTGGAGGAAGTGGTATGATTTTGACCATTATGCCGAAAGGGGAGAGGCCCTGCCCGGCGAGGAACGGTACGAAGACCCAACTCCAACAAACTTAGTAGATACCGCCGTTGGTATCATTCTTGCCAATGATTTAGAGTGGAAAGCGATGGGCTTCACTCCAGACGTGATGGAGGGAGAAACTACAGGTAAAATTGAGAAATACATCGCTGGTGTTATTGAAATCAATAGTGAACGAGAAGAACTAGACATCCCTTATGAGGCTGTCTTTAATCTTGTACGAGATGGCTCATCTGTGCTCTATTCCCCTTGGGATGATATATTAGCCCAAGAGTTGGCATTTGAGGCTCAGGTTCCAGACAAGGAGCAGGGAGCCAAACCAATTCAGGGATTTATGGAATCCCCCATACGAACTCAGGTCATTGACCCACTTAAAACTTTCTGGGTGATGGGCGGGCCCCGCAGGTGGGGGCAAGTCTATCGAATAGAAGAGATGACCGTATATGATGTGGAAGCTCAGTATCAGGTGCGCATCAAGCAATATGACCATCAGGATGAAAGAGCAAAGCGCAAATTAAAAGGGGAACTCATAGACTGCTGGAAGTGGGCACAGACAGAACAGCCCAAAGAACAGGATATGATGGCGAAGATGCTTGGGAAGCCACAAGAGATGGAAACAAAGTGGGTGGTCCAGAGAGCTCTAGTATTTGAACGACAATTCATATGGGAATTACAGGACACTCCCTATGATGACCTTCCTTATAGTATAGGGTTCTACAAGTCAGTAGATAAAGACAAACCAGAAGGTTGGACACACAGCATTATCCGCCCGATTGAATCCACACTGGAGATGATGGAAAATGCTATCAACAGGCGACAACGCCAAATTACTCTATTATCTAGCCTCCCGCTTGTTACAAGAGCGATGGCTGGAAGGGTTATTGAAATTGACCCCGCCCTTGGTGGTCATATTCCTCTTCTACCAGACGAGGACATATCTTTCCCGAAATGGCCGGGGAACCCCCCAGACGTAGACCAACAGATACAGTACTTCCGAACCAGACTACAGCAAGCCGGCTTCTCAGAGCAAGACCTCACTGGCGGAGCGGCTTCTGGCTATGCCCTATCTCAGATAGGGGATGCCAACAAAATCAAGCTTGAACAGCCGGTACGAGCACTAAACTTGTTGTGGTCCAGTTGGGCTAGAAAGATGCTCCGCCTAACAGAAAAGTTCGGCGCAGGCTCCCTTGTGCGTGTGTATGGTAGCCTCAAAGGGGAGGACTTCGCAGACCAGATTGTGACTGACGATTTCAGTAAGTATCTGGTACGGGCGAAGCTGAAGCCCAAGTATCCGGGCGACGATGTTCGCAATGCGGCAATGGGCACACAGGCCAAAGGTACGCTTTCAGACTGGACCATTATGGAACGGTTCTGGGATATTGACCAACCGGATGATGAGAATAAGAGAATACTGCGGCAGATGGCAGAGCGTCATCCCTCTGTGATAGAATACCAGATTAGAAAGAACCTGATGGAGAGGGCGAAGATGGGGGATGAGGCGGCGGTTATGACCCTCATGGCTATGGAACAGAGTAAGGGAGGAAATCCAAATCAAGCTCCCGGACCTCCCAAACCCGAACAGAAAACAGGAACTCAATCTGCCACTGGAGAGGCAACTCCTCAAGCTGAGGGTAGAGAGCCTCCGGGGCAGGATATCAATTCTGCTATGAATCAGATGACAGGGGCAACCCCCCAGTTGATGGCCTAATATGAATAATGCATTTGATAGTGTAGGCACAGCAGTAGATGAGGGAATGGACTATGTTGATGGAACTTTCGGCGGTGAAGTTGATAAAGACCTCCGAAGGTATGACTCGTTGAATAAAGAGACATTCGAGAAGATGACCCACAAATATGGAATCGCTAAAATAACAGACTATGTGAAGGCTATGGAAGCCAAGCGATTGGGAGTAGAGTAATGGCCGGACCATTCGAGGACGAATTTAATTTAGCTTCAATCTTAGATGGCAGTACCTATAACCCAGCTGATTATATTGAAGAAGTAACATATTTTCCTACTTCAGTAAATAATCCAAGTAACACTAATGCATATATTCCCGGCAATGCTGATTCTTATACATTCAATCAGGTCTACCCGGAGGGTACGCCGGGGGCAGGCATTTGGGATTCTACATTTACTGTATCGGCTCAAGATGTTTTAGGCTACGGGGAAGATGGCCGTAATACTGATTTTGGTATAGGAACGAATTTTATGAACTTTCCCAGCCTTTCTGCCCAACAGGAAGACGGCGGGGTTGGAGTTTGGGATTCCGGCGGAGTGGGCGGCGGTGCTTCACAAACCCCCCGTGAATGGATAGTTGGAGATTATCAAGTTGGAGGCGAGGGCCCTGATTGGTGGAGACCATTCACAGTAAAAAACTCAGAAAATTTTGGTAGGCCAGATGTGGCCGCTACCCTCATGATGAACGCACTCATAGGAAGTGGGTCTCTAAGCGAGGAAGATGCTCGTACTATGGCTAAGCAATTATATTCCACATGGGGCAGTCACGAACAAAATGCCAACCCTTGGGATTTATACTCAACTAAATTTGGGGAACGGGAAGACATGCTTGGTGGTCCGACTATGCAGGGCTCCTTTGACCCGATGATTAGCGAACAGCAGGCGGCTCTTGGGCAGACCGGCCCCGGAACTATAGATATGGATAGGTTCTCAAGGGAGAGGTCAGACCAAGCCCTCAATGCCCTTAGTATGATGAGAGAAGCTACGGTTGGTGGTAATGTCCATGAGTTTGGTCCGGGGTATCAATACTTACAAGAAATCGCAGGTACCCTTGGAGAGGCTGGTTCAGGTCCGGCATCTCGTGCGGAGCGGGAGCAGATATTGGGGGCTCTCGACCCAATGTTGGCGATGAGTCAGGGCGGAGAGCTCGGAGCTTTCAGCCAGATGGCTCAAGCTCTAGCAAATCCATTCCATACAAATCTACCGCCTAGTGCGTCACGTACACAGGCTGGCGATTATCAGTTCGGAAGACAAAACAAAAACTTATTCTTTTAAGGAGAGACAAATGGTTCGTTACGAATATAAGATGGAACGTGTACCCCTTCGTGCTTCAGGCAGACCACTCGGTAATTTAGATTCCCTTGGAAGTAAAGGCTTCAAGGCGATTCAGGCCGTACAGCAAAGCAATGATTTGGTTGTATTGCTTATGAAGGAGATTGAAACTAAATCGGCCCCAGCGAAAAAGAAAGAAGATAATACATCCAAGAAGCAGTCAGCAAAGAAAGACCAGCAGAATATTAAGAACGCTACCCCTACCACAAAGGAAGAGGAAGAGGCAATAGTAAACCTAAAAGCGGAGGAGTAATAGATGGACCGTCGCTTCAAGCAAGGACAATACGGGGATAAATTCAATACACCCCCGGCTCCTTCAGCCCCAATTCAAGAAGAGCTCAAAGATTGGTGGCAACAGCCGGGGTTTGATGAATACATAGATACACTTCAGCAACAGCCTCCTCAACAAGAGGCTCCTTCTGCTGGTCCTGATTACTTTACTCGTTGGTACTATGAACCAGAGACCCAAGAGATAGTCGAAGAGCAGACAAGCTTCCCCCTATTCTATAGAGCAGAAACTAGAGGATTGACGACTGAACGGACAAGCATCCCTGCCGTACAGTCTGTCATGCCGCATGTAGCCAGAGACTTTGACCTTGCTATTCTTGGGCAAGAGATAGCTAAGAAAGACCCAAGGAGAGGCAGGGGATTTGACCCAGAAACGTACAAGGCCGCTGGAATAGAAGACCCGCTAAAGACTCTATCCCAGACGGAGCTTCATGTTCTTTCTGGTGGTACCTCTGAGGGCGGTCCTGCTAGGATGACTCCAGAGGGCATTGAAGCTATGCAAGATGCCATGATGGGGCCAGAAGTTCTACGGGCCAGAGCAGAAGCCGAAGTCAATCTCGAAGATATACGTAAGGAGATTGCAGACCATGTGGCTATTGCCGAAGGCCCTCCCGGCGACCTTACATTTGAAAGCGATGAATATATAGATACAATGTTTGCTTTGTCTGAAAAGCAAAGAACAGCCGAAGAGACAATTAAAAGATTTGAGGACATAGAGAAGGGTGTGGAAGAGATAGTTCCAGACCTGCCAGTATTCTTGGTGCAGGATGATGGTACTGTCATGCCTAGGAATATCACTGAAGGCAATAACCCTCTAGAAGGTAACAACCCATTTGCATCTTGGTTCCGGCAAATGAGAGCTTTTAATATGAACCAGTTTTCTAATTCTCCGGGATGGGAAGTCTTATTCCGCGGACTCAGAATGGGCCTCCAACAAATGGCTTCTGATATAGGAAAGATTTTCTCTCCGATATCCGGTTCTATTGCTATGGAGAAATACACTGATAGAAAGCCAGCCGGGATGGGATGGGTTCCTCCAGCCGCCGCACAAATACAGGCCCTTGGGGGAGAATCTGCTATACCTCCATATATAGAGCAAGAGATTGAACGTAAGATGGAGGATGGGGAAGAGCTGGATTATTACGATGAGCTTAGATACAATGCTTCTACTTGGCCCCAATTCATAGCAATTGAATGGCTGGAAGAAGACGATGCCCTTGAAAAGCATGTTATTCCATATAATAGGGCCATGGCCAAGCTCAAGAAACAATTGAAGGATGAAGGACCAAGTGACATGCAAGTTCAGGGGATGGAGCTTATTGCACGTAGGATAAGCCCCGGCGGTCTTGGTTGGGAAGAAATACAGGCTGAATTAGAAACAAGAGAGAATAGGTGGGTAGCTCTGCCCGAAGAGATACAGCAAGAAATAGACGGACAGCTTGCTCGTCAAGAGAGATTTAGAACGGACTTCGAGGTAGATGAGGGGTGGCTTGCTAGGGGCACAGAACAGGCCCGCCAAAAATTGCAGGAGTTATATCGAGAGAAGATGGACCTTGCTCGTAGGGACTCCCGCTTCAATGATTACACATGGCGTTATACGGAAGGGTTCGGCCCAGAGAATTTCTCGACCTACCAAGATTTGGTGGTTGTGGCTTTGGCAGATGCAACCCTTCAGATGGGCAGGCCGCTAGAGCCCCAAGAAATTGAGCGCATTACTGAAATCTATTCTGACCCAATTACAGAATTTGTTGGGGAAATAACATTTGATTACTTCAATCTCATGCCAGCTAAATTGGCAAGTGCTATATTTATCGAACCTCTAAAGGGGGCATTCAAGGCTCCCGGATTGGTACTTGATGTTCTATCCCATGTAGATGACCCAGCTAAGATGTTTGGAAGAACGGCTGGAGCTAGGGCGTGGGTTGCGGCTGGAGCAAGAAATACAACCAGTGCTTTCAGGGCTAGTGCAATAGCTTCTAGGGGTCATCAATTAGTTGCAAGAACAACTGAGTTCATGTATAACTTTGCCAGAACCTCTCAGGATGTTGGCACCTTCATGGATGACTTCGGTAGACTTCTATCTGGAGGATTTGAACCCTCAGATTATTCTAAGTTCAGATTGAGTGCTAGACAGGTGGACCACATCCTCGGACAGAAGGGGATAGTAAAGGCCCTAGAATTGGGTGAACCGGATGAGCTTATAAGACTTATAGCTCTAGCCGCCGATGATGTTCAAGCGAAGAGACTACAAGAGCTGTTCGCCGCCCAGAATCTTCCTGTTGGGTACCGCCGAACACCGCAGGAGCTCCTTGAGCTACAAGATGAGGCAATCAGGTACGCTACTCGTACCGAGAACGTTCTCCCTACTCTCACAGATGATATTTTTCAGAAGTATATGCAGGACCAAGGCCAGCTATTTAAAGGCGGTCCATTGAAGGATTCGCTCTTGGGTTATATCTCTAAGAAGGCGGGAGTGTTAGAGGGCAAAGAAGCAACAAGGTCATTAATAAGGAACTACTTGAGTTTTGTTGGGAAGGTCAGGGGAGCATGGGCAAGTTGTATTCTTACTGCCCGTCCCGGCTTTACGGTCATCAACTTCCTAGACTCCTCATTTAGGGCAATCGTTCATGGTGGTAACATCTTTGATACCATATCTGATTTGAGTAAGATGGTTCCATACTTCCCAGAGGAAATCCCCGGCGGTTTCATGAGAGCCATGATTGGAGAGCTGACTGACATTGGGCATCTACTTATATCAGGCAAAGCCCCTACCAGTTTGCCAGAAGTATTCGCTCTTACAGCAAGCAAGGGGAATGGGCCAGTTGGTAAGTTCTTGGCTGGAATGAAGGGCATGAACTCCTACATCGAGACTGGCTTGAGAATGAGAGTATATGCTCCCCTCTTTGCGGAGGAGTGGCCCAAAGTATTGAATCTCATAGCTACACGTATGGATGACTTGGGGCTTCTCTCGGATGGTCTAGTCAAAGAAGTATTTGAAGAACTGCTTGGAACTGCCCCCTACCATCCTGAGCGTACAGTCGAATACATCAATACCATGCTATCAGGGCAGATAGACCAAGCACGTCCGGGCATTGCCGCTTTCTATGATAGAGATACATATAAAGCCTTAGCCGAACAAATAGGTGGACCTAGGGCTTCGGTTTCTCTTAATTCTGTAGCCCAGTCAATGATGGATGAGCTTGCAGAGTTTGGAGTTATTTCTGATGATGCAGTAAAGCGCATTCTGAGAGAAGCTAGAGAAGAAGTACTTGGAGCGGAAAGAGCCACATTCAAGAGGCAGTCCGAGTTTATTGGCGTTGATGACGGATTTGATACTCTTCAAAAACCTGTCGGCTCCCTTGCAGATGACTTAGAGACAGCACAACCACAACGTCCTCTGGATGAAATCTCCAAGATGCAGGAAACAAACATAGAGGCCACAAGGGTTTCGGCGGCTGGGGAAGAAATTGATTCTGGTCTTACCTACCACGAAGACGGTCTAGCTAATAGAGTTGAGGAGATTGTAGAGGAACTCAAAGAGGCAGGCGAAACTGCTATGCCTGATAGTGGTGCGACACACTTCAGGTCAAATCTAGAGCGTTGGAGAGAGGCCGGAGGGGATATGGTAGGCTCCTATAAGGGCTTGGGGGTTGATGCTGAGATACGACAAGCTCTAGATGAGATGACTGCGGCCCTTGAAATTACGGAAGATGAACTTGTAGCCGCACTCATGGCTGAGGGTAGGCCCCCCGCTGGTGCCGTTACTTTCACTGGTGATTCAAAGTATCTTGAGAATATAGTCGAAGTCCCCTCCAGACAGCTAGGTGGTGAAGAGCTCGAAATTGGGGAAGCTGTCATGGAAGAAATGACCTTTGGGGAAGTCATTGCAGAATACAATGAGAGCATTGACTACATGTATTCTGACCCATTAGCGAAGATAGAGACTGAAGCCTTTGCCGCTGATGATGTCTATTCTAGAAAATATATGCTTACTAGACAAGACGATTTGATGGATGTCATGAAGGGCCGGGAATTTATTGAAATAGAAGAGGGCGTTCTTGTAAAATCTAAGATGCGCGGTAAGGGCATCAAGCAAGATATGGTGGTCAGGGTTCATGCAGGTGCAGGCTCTGAGTGGGGAGCAGGTACAGTAATGGGTTTCCATGAAGAGGGCGGTAAAAAGTATGCTCTTGTAAAGTTCGGGGATGAAGCCTCTGACTTACGACCAAATCTAGTTCCTATTGGTAACTTGGAAGAGGTGTCACCTGAAGCTCTGGAAGCTATGGGCTTTCTATCCAAAGCACAAATAAATGAATTTGGTGTCTCTCCTGCACAGCTTGATTTAGATGAAGCGTTTGAGATGAGCACCAAGCATCCTGTCTCTCCTGCACATCCAGACCTTGGGGCGAATGAAGGTCAGCTCTTTATCAGAGAGAAGTTCTCTGTATCGCATACCGACCACACCGGAAAGATTATTGCAAAGCGAATAGATAAGAGAACCGTTGATGGTATGTTGGAGCACCATGTTCTCTTTACCGATGGTACTAGAGCTTGGATACCAGACGAACACCTTGGGGTTAAAATGGGTGTTGGAGATGTAGAGCTTGCGGGAGCGATTAGAGCCCAGCATATAATTGATAGAACCGGAGTGGTTCTTCCGGAGGAAGCTGTACGGTCTATGGTACTGCATCCTGAGCGTAGAGTTATCGACCCCACCCTTACGGATGAGATTGTGGACTCGGCACGAGTTCTTAGGGGAGAACTTCCAGAATATGCAGTTCGTGACGTAAGGCCGGATTGGCACAGGGAACTTACTCAGGGGCCAAAAACTCTGTCCGGTAAGTTGACCAGAGAAGAAGGAGACATAGTACTAAAAGAAATCCTGAATATAATAGAAGAAGGGCGACCCCTACCAGAAGGGTTTACTGTTGGGAATAAAAAGATTACAAGGAAGACCCTTGAGCGTTTCATTTATGGAGACCCCAAGAAGCCAGAACGTTTCAATCTATCCCAGTTGCTCACAGATAGAATGTCAGAGGGCTCCCCCTACACCAAATGGTTGATGGGCGGGACAGACGAAGAGGTAGAGGCTCTCTTGAGGGCTCGTGGTTATGGGCAGTCCTTGGATGAGTTCCTTGAAGGTACTGGTAGTGAACTCTCTCGCATGCAGGCGCGGGAAGAAAGAATACTAAAGAAAGTAGAAGATGCCTTTGAAGAGGTTGATGTTCCAACTGAGTATCTCCCGGAGGATGCAAAGCCGGTTGAAGTTGACCCTGAAAGGGAGAAGCTTCAAGACGCTTATGAGAAACTACAAGAAGAGAAACAACAACTGCTTGATGCTCCTGAAGTTGATGGGGATGCCGTAAAGGGGATAGAAGCTAAGATAGATGATATGGAGCGAATGTTCAAAGAAGACGCTTCCCTTATGCCTGAAACTCTCTTTGATGATGCCATCGAGCCCGAAGGCTTTGCCCTTGAGAAGAAGCTTGAAGCAGAGATAGAAGAGCTATACGGCGTAAGTCGAATAGATGCAGTAAAGAAGAGACTTGGGATTCAGCCAGAGGGGCTTCCTGCATGGCAGGAACGAATTGAGAAGATACTTGAGAAGCATAAAGCTATGGGTAGGCAGTTCGCCCATTCAACCCGTAAGTTTGGGGACACTAAAAGCTTCTTGATAGATATGATAGCTCGTAGAGAGGAACCCGCCATAGCCTTTGCCATAGAGGCTGGTGGATATACTCTAGACGATATGGTAAGTTCCTTGGCGTACCTTGAATATCTGGATGACATTCAAGGAATAACAACCGGCCAAGGTATGTTTGATTTTCTAACTAAGAAGTATTTGGGCCTTGCTGAGGGAATGAATGCCGAGATAAGACATGGCAGATTTGAAATGTATTATCTGATTCGTGAGCACATAGGTATCTGGAAGTCCAATCTGTATGATGAAGCCTATGACTTAGTAAGAGCGGGCAAGTTCGATGCCCTTGCCAAGAAATTTGCTGATGGAAATTTGGCCTCCTATGAGGATGTTCTTGTAGCTGGCGGCTTCCGGCTCAGGTTTGAGGATGAAACTCTAACTGGAGTTGGTAATGTCTTTGGTCAGAACTTCAAGAGAAACAATGCTCTTAAATGGGATGTCAGACCTAGTATGCTATCAGATATACAACTTCAACTTGGGGCTATAGGTAAGACAGAAATACAGGCTCCCATTCGACGTACAGGAACTTACATAGATGACCTCTATACAAATAATGGCATTCCAAGGATTCCAAGGGCCACCCTTCGAGCCGAAGTAAAGTTCCCGGAGAATATTGTTATAACTGACGACCCTCGCCTAGTGGAGCGGGGCATTACGCATGTAGATGAGTTTGGTCATCCTGTCGTAGACGATGAAATATTAGATGCATCTTGGGACACAATCAAAACCAAGCGTCGTACAAATGCCAATCAAAAGCAAGACCTATCCCTGAACTCTATGCACAGTAGAAGGAAAAAGCCTGTACTTGATACTCCAGACAACTACTTCAAGTTCCTGAATGATGAGATAAGGATTGCTAGAAAGGCCGGCAATCATGAAAAGGTAAGGCTGTTGGAGTGGAGAAGTGCTCAGGTACAGCAGGAATTGGAAGTAATGAATGCCATCTATGGCTTAAATACTCCAAAGTATTTGCTTCCAGATGAAGGCATGTTACCGAAGGGCTTGAGGCAGTATCTCGCTGAAGGCACTGCAACTATGGACCGACAAGGTGCAGTGATGAATGCCTACGATGAAATGGAAGAGTTCCTTATAGGCACCAAGAAAACTCAACGAGGGTTGGATAGTGTCTTTATGCAGGAACATGAAATTGATTCTGCCACTGAAGAGCTCTTGATAAGGCTCAGAGATGAGATGTCCAATATGCAGGTGGAGGGGATAGAGGCAGTCAATTATGGCACAGGCCATCTTCCGGGCAATAACTGGCATGGGTATTCAACCGAGGGGGCAGTAGCTCAGACCAACCACGCCATGCTCAATTACAATGAGTTCACTCCAGCCGACCAGTTCATGAAGAACAATATCTTCCCCTTCTGGATGTTCCCAAGCCGCTCCCTCCCGATGTGGCTTGAAGCTATGGCTATGCACCCTGAGATTGCTACATTCTATTTCAGGTACATGGACTTATCAGAACGTACTATGTACAGGGCAGGGTTCATTACCTCTGATGGTAGACAGCTCCCATCGTCTAAAGGCTTTATTAGAATCCCCGGCACTGATGGACTTGCAGTAAATGTCCTGAGCCCCCTTTCCTTTAGATACGCCATCCCTGACTATGACGAATACTATGATGCATTCCATCACCTAACTCCAATGCAGAAGCTATCGCATCGTACTATCAACTCACTCACTCTATTCGGGTTGACTCCTTCCCCAATCATTACTATCGCCGCTTATAACTGGGGAGTTTTAGATGAGAACATTCGACCTAAGTGGAGTATCATTCCCCAGACAGCTATGGTTCCCCCCAACTGGCAACGTGGTGTCATGTCTGCTCTAAGAGCGACTGTCTATCCAAATGCACCAGAGAAGTGGACACCGGACGTATCATGGAAGACCTACCTAATAGAGGATTTGGTTCGACAGAATGCATGGCAGGAGATACAACAGGTTTCGGACTTTGATGAGCAAATGAAGATTGTTGAAGCCGCTGAAATGGCTGTAAAAGAAAAAGTCGATGGAACAGTTCAGTCCAAAGAACTTTGGCTGGATACTCGTGCAGAGTTTGAGAATGGAGAGCTATGGAGGAGCCTTGGTGGATACATGACTGGGTTCTATACCAAGCAATTTACTGATGCTCAGGCAGAGGCCATCCTTAGTCGTATGAATATGAATGCTACCGCTTGGTCTGTCAATAACCTGCTCGGCTCAGAAATAATGGGCATGGACATTGAGGCAGAGCAACGGGTAGCAGACTACAGAACTAAGAGGTATGAGACCCCAGAAGGGTATCTCCATACTTTACATAACACCATCTCCTATGTTCGGACTGAAGCCGGCGACCCGGCCTATGGTCCAGAACGAGATGAGATTGTAGCACAGCTCATAACAGAAGAAGTAGTTACTCGTGAGTATTGGGAACAGGTTGGAGTGTTCCAAGAAGAGCGAGATACAGCCCTAGCCGCCCTACCCGAAGGTTCTCCGGGGTTCAGGCGGTCTGAAATCTATGATACTTACTACACTCAATTTGCTGAGATAGATACAATTGAGCAATACAATGTAGCTAATCGCCCTTGGTACGCTGGGCATACTCCGGCTCGTGTTCTTATGAAGGACATAGAAAACATCTTCTTCTATACAGCCATGAGTGCGCTAGAGCCCTACGATGATACCAAGGAAGAGTATCTGGATTATAAGGCTCGTAAGGAAGCGTTCATTGCTATGGAACTTCCTCTTGTAGTAGAAGGGTCAAAGCCCCTATGGGAGAAGCTGAATAGTTTGCAATACATAGACCCATCAATCAATGGAGTTGATGCAATAGGAGCACGTCTGTTGGAGATAGCAAACCCAGAAGGCCACGAGAAGTGGGACTTAGAGAATGACACCCTCGACATGGCCCTCTTCAAAGTATTCGATGACTACTATCTTACTCCCTATTTTGAGGCTGTAGATGGTAAGACCCATGAAGACTTCGACATGGCTCAAAGGGATTTCTACAATGAGTGGAGAGAGAATCCAATCAATAAGACAGATGGAATGGGGCCAAGTGAGGCAGACTTCCTAGGATGGATGCATGACGTATATGGAGACAAGTGGACAGACAAGGAAATCCTCAAGGCCATCAATCCTGAAATTTATGATGTAGAGGACAGGCTGTTCGCTCAGAGAGCCAATAAGGTAGGGGACGCTTTCGCCAGAGCAGAGGAAGAGGCGTGGGATGTATACGGCTCTATTCCTCCGGGCTCCCATGATGAGTTCAGAAATGAGTTCAAAGATGCGGGTGGGGATGAGAGATTCTTGGATGCCCTCACCAATAAGGATGTAGAGTTCGTGGATGCTGAAGCTCTTGAAAAGAACATGCCCGCTATGAGAGAGGCTCAGGCCGCTCTTGGATTGACTACTAGAGATGACCTCCCTACGGAGAAGTTAGAGGAGCGCATGCAGGTACGACAGGACAATGAAGACTATCACTCCTTTGTAGAATCCAGTACATATACCGGCTTCTGGGAAGAGTATTCGACTTATCAGGACCGCTCCTATGCATGGCAGAAAGCATACAGAGAGAATAACGAACAGTTTGCTGAGATGCTCAAGTTGGTACCTAACCTCAAGAAAGAATTTGCTTTGACACATCCCATCTGGGCAGAGTACTACTCTGTGAATACTGGGGATGCTACCTCTTCTGGTGGTTATGCAACCTCCAGAGGTGGTGGATACACACCTTCCAGTTCTAGAACTACAACCGCCCAACGTCCCGCCCTTAGAGATATCCGCTTCGGTAAGCGCAGTACTATGGATGCTTCATACCTACTTAAACCCGGACAGCTTGGTAGGGCAGGAACAACCGGCAAGCTTGTATGGCCCCCAAAATTGGCTGAGGCCGCAGGCGAATCCCTAGTAGAAGATGTGAATGATTTGAAGAATGATAATGTCCCCCTGAGTGATGCTGATAAGGCCCTTCTAGAAAATCTTAAAAAGAAGATGCCGGAGAGTACAGAGTTCATAGAGGAGATAGAAAGAATGGACCTATTCGCCCATCGGGAAAAACGCCATGGAATGTGTTAGCCATAATCGGGCAATAACCAATTTGTGATATACTATAGTTGTGGAGTTATGTTAACTTCACTAATTTAAGGAGGCACAATGACTCTACCAGTTACCGCCGACGAAAAGTTGGGAGCTACGCCAGTGGTGGCCCAGCCCGAAGGAGCTCCGCAAGGGGTGGCCGGAAAAGAAGCGGTTGATGCGGGAAAGTTACAGGAACAATTAGATGAAATGAAAGTGTCTGCGGCAGACGCAAAAGAACGCCACGACGCTGACATGAATCGTCTACGTTCCACCCTTGATTCAACCTATGCCCAGAAAGAGCAAGGTTACGCTTCTCGTGTTGAAGAAGCTGAGATGCGAATGCACTCAGCGGCAATGGCCAACATGGAAGATGCAGAGAAGACAACCTATCAGCTCGACGTGGCACGAGAACGCAATCAACGACTTCAGGACCAGATGCAACAGGCCCGCGGAGAAGCTGAGGCGAGTCGTGGTATGATGGGATACGCCAAAGGGTTTATGGCCCAAGGTGTAAAGTTTGAGGACTTGGATTTCAATACCTTGGAATCCATGTACGCTTCTGGATGGTCTGCCTTGCAGACTCGCAATGTTGATAGAGATGCCAAGCTAACAGAGGCCCTTGCTACAATCGAGCAGTACAAAGCTGGAAAGCAAGAGACTACTGAGACTGCAACTCCGATACAAGTACTACCCCAGATGTCACCCCAAACGCCCGTTGTTCCAACAGCTCCCCCAGTGGTTTCCCAACATGGGGCACAGCCCTCTGGAACAAAGTCGATGGGCGATGTAATTCGTGCAGTCGAGGCTCAATTTCCGGGCCAGAAATTCACGGAAGATAAAATCTTTACGTGGATTGAAAGGCGACAATTATCGCCTGACATACTCGAAGGCATCGACTTTACTAAGGCTGGTATGTTCTAAAACAACCCCCTAAGTAAGTTTCCTCGGTGCAGTCGGACGGAGGAAATCTAATGGCTACTATTAATACTGGTTCAATGTCGGCCACCATTAAATCGGCATACGACAGACGCTTGATGTTACGAGCTCTGCCTCGTTTGCTTCATGGACGATGGGGACGACCCGCCACGTTTGACGGGGCGAAAGATTGGGAGATTCGTAGATGGGAACAGTTCAGTGATGTTGCCGATACCCCTCTCATAGAAGGCGTTACACCCACTGAGCATCAACGACCAAAAATCTCGACCTACACACTCACCCCTGAGTGGTACGGTACGTGGGTTGAGTATACGGACAAGATGAAGATTCAGAGTTTCGACCCTGTAATCTCAGAAACTACGTCCATCCTAGCGGAGCATGCTGGTAAGACTTTTGATACAATCATCCGTGACGAACTTGTTGCGAATGCTTCAATCGACTATGCCGGTGGAGCCACCGCTCGGAACGAGCTCGATGTAACAAACGACAAAATTTCCTACGCTGACATTGTATACGATGTTGCTACCCTTGAAGCTGAAGGGGCCCGACCCGCCGATGGTGGGTTCTATCCCGTTCTACTTCACCCGCATTCATGGGCAACCTTGATGCAGGATGCTACATTCGTTGCGCTCTTCACTCGTGAGGGTGGGGACAGCATTCGCTCTGGTTTGATTGGAACGATTTTGAACTGTAAAATCTTCCTGTCTTCAAACGTTAAGGAGTGGGCTGATGCAGGTCAGAACAGCACCGAAGATATTTATTCTGCTCTCTTCGTCGGGCTTGAGTCCTACGGTCTTGCCGGCATGTCCGGTATGGCACCGAACTGGACCGCCGATGGCGGGCCGGGTATGATTTGGGGCGAGCTGACCGGTAAGCCGGTGTCCGTAGCGGAAATCATCGTCAAAGGTTTAGGCGAAAGCGGCTTTGACCCACTGAACATGCGTGGTACAATTGGCTGGCGCGCAACCCACGACCAAATCGTTCTCAATTCTAACTGGATTATCAGCTTAGAACATTGCAACGATTTCTCATAACAAACAAATCCAATAGGTTGGAAAGTAATCCAACCTATTGGAAGTAAGCCTTACTTCATGTAAGGTTTTGGAGGAATAGAAAATGGCAAATTTAGGCGGAACCGCTGTTGCTATCCCGCAGATTGGTGAGGAGTTCATCCCTCATGGATTGTATGTAGCTCGGTGTAAGTTCGGTTTTGGTGACAC